GACCAATTGCCGTTTGTCAATGCTTCAGTGTTCCGACTGCATAGCACGGGTGAGCTAATCAACGACAAACATTTGGTAAACTTTATCAATCTGGCAAGTAAAAACAATCATTGCCGCTTTGTGCTTTGGACTAAGCGCACCGATATAGTGAACAAAGTTTTGCGCATGGTATCGCTTCCAGATAACCTAAAGCTAATCTATAGTAACCCTAAGATTGACAGCAAAGACATTAAACCACCAAAACACTTTGATAAGGTTTTCAGCGTATACAGTAAAGGCAATCCAACAAGCGCTGATATAAACTGTCATGGCAAGTGCAAAGACTGCATGGTTTGTTATACTGACAATGACACCGCGAATATCCGCGAATTGATTAAGTAGAGGAGTAACAAAAAATGACTAGTAACTATCAAGCATGGCTAAACGGTTCGCCTAGTGTGCCTAAAAACTTAAATAAAAAAACGTTTCTACTGTTCCCGGTAGAATTAGCCGGGGAAATACTAAAAATAGAAGGCAATATCTATAACAGATACGATAGGGACGATATGCGCGGTCACACTTCAACGTTTGGAATTGAATACAACGGCGAATGTTTTGAAGTCGAAATGCGCAACGGGGAATATATATCGGTCACGTGCTTGTAAGTTTTCAGCTTTACTGCTTAGCCAACGGAATGGCTTTGTGGGCTTTTTAATACTGGTTACGCTATGTTAGCCTAGCTAGTATCAGAAAGCCGCTTAAAATGGGCTTAGAATCCGTTTAAACTGTATAGAGGAAACTTAAAACATGAAATTAGAAATCAATAATTCTATGTTCGGCTATGAAGCACTAGTGGCTTTGTATTTAGACTGGCGTAATGGTTTTATTAGCTATCAATCATTCGCTTATCATCACGGCATAACAGAGGAACACGCCAAGCAAATTATCGAACTTGGTAGATATTACAGTGAGAATGGTTCAGTTCATCATTAAACAATACAGGAAACATAAACCATGATTAAAATTATCGCGCTAATCGTTGCAGTATTCGCACTGTTCAGCTTGTTAGATGACCATGACGAACTGGCAGTGCTGGAACAGGAACACATGAGCAGATACGACCGGTGTTGGCAGCAGTTTGGTGATGTTGCAGAATATCGCCACCTGTGTTATAAGTATCACGTCTTTGAAAATAAAGACTTTTAACCGATATTAAACAGTAGGAGATACAGCGCATGAAATGCACAGCTTGTAATGAAGTACTAAATGACTTTGAACAGTCCCGCAGATACGATGACGGGGAAACTGTAGACCTTTGTAACGTGTGTTTTAGTTACATTAAGGATGACATAGCCGCTAACGCTAACATGACTTTAATGTCTGATGCAGACGATATAGACTATAAAGAAACCGAAGAACTACGTTATATTGTAGATAATTTAGATACCGATGAAGGATTTTATGATGGTTATGATGACAGAGAGACTATATAGTATTGACTAGTGCTGTTCAGTGCTGTTTAATAACACTCATGTTATTCGTGTATAGATAGCATTGAATAGCTAATCAGCAATAACTATGTAGCATAGTATAGCATATATTTTACTGTTTGTCAAATGTTAAACAACAAAGTGAGGCACAGCATGAGCGATGAAGAATTACTAGAGCGAGATTTAGCATTTACTGCGATGGATGCAGCGTACCTTGTTGACGTAATGGGATTGGACAATCTACTGCAAGCCGTGTTACAATATGCACGCAATCCAGAACAAGAACGTGCCGTTGTTAAGGCACTTAATGCGCTACACAGTGAATAGTGCGTTAAAGTATAGGAGAAAACACATGAAAGACTATGAATTTGAAATTGAGTTAGACCATTTTGAGATTGACGGTGAAGAATATGGTGCTTACATTCGTTATATCGTAGACAGTGCCGGGTTCGATGATGATAAGAAAGTAATCGTTACCCACTGTGACTTAATCATTGGCTGTGGGGCCTGGTTAACGATGCACCCTGAGTACTACCCAATGGTAGAAGCGCCTCTGACTGAGTACCTGATGAATGAAGCACTACGTGGAGAATCTGAAGGATGCTAGACAGAGATGGAATTATTATGGTGCTAACTGGAATAAGTACTATTGTGTTTACTGTTGTTGGCTTAGCTAGTTTAATCATCAACGTAATGTTATAGAGGAATACAGCATGAGTAAGTTTACAATTAAGTACATGGTCGCAGGCAGACTAGGTTATTACAACATAATGGAAGATGACTTAGACAAAGCGAAGAAGATTTTTAAGTATACACACCCGTCAGCGACTATAATGGACATTGTTCAGACCACCAAGCTACGTATTAACGGCGAGTCAGTCTGTGCATACGTAGAAACTAACTAGAGGCATACGCTATGGCATTTGTTAAGACACATCAACCCTGCTTAGACCCAGATTGTGGTGGACCAGCATCGCTGTCTTACAACGATAACGGCACAGCTAAATGTTTCAAGTGCGGTAATACTTTTAAGGCTACTTATCAAGGCAGTGACCCAATAACACAGATTAGCATATCACCTAAGCACGATGAACCGTTAGAAGTGGATGAAATAGTGGAGTACTACCAAGCAAAAGGTGCAGTGCAGGCGATACCAGACCGTGGGTTATCTACAGACACAGCTAAAAAGTACGGCATACACACCGAAGCCAATGGAACAGTAGCGTTTACGTACTGCAACGATGCTGGTGAACCTGTATCAGCTAAGGTACGTGGCAAAGATAAGACGTTTCGCATCGACGGCGCAAGTGCATGGAAAAGCACACTGTTATATGGGCAGCACCTGTTCAGTAAAGGCGGTAAGTACATCACTATCTGCGAAGGTGAGTTTGACGCTGCTTCCGCATACCAGATGATGGGTTCACGTTACCCTGTAGTCAGTGTAAAGAACGGCGCAGGCAGTGCATTGCAAGATTGTACTCAACAATTTGAATGGCTAAGTAGTTTTGATAACGTAATACTGTGCTTTGACGCAGACGAACCCGGCAGAAAAGCCGCTGATGACGTGGCTAAACTGTTCGGTGCTAAGGCTAAGATAGTTAAGCACGCTAACGGATATAAAGACGCATCGGATTACCTGCAAAACAATGACACTAAGCTGTTTGTTGATACGTGGTGGAAGGCTGAGTATAAACGTCAAGGTCAAGTGGTGGACATCCATGACTTTATCGACAAGGCTATGGAGAAACCACAGTTTGGTATATCGTTTCCGTGGAAGACAGTAACGCAGGCTTGTTTTGGTATTAGACCGCATACGATACACGTTGTAGGTGCTGCACCAAAGATTGGTAAGACAGACCACCAGCACCAGCTAATACATCACTTGGTTTACAATGAGCAAGTAAAGGTTGGCGTGTTTGACTTGGAGAATAGTCCAGTTAGAACAGCGAAGAAGTTAGCCAGTAAAGAAGCTAAGCTAGACTTCACTAGACCAGACGTAGAATACACGGACACACTGTTACGCAGTACACTGGAGTCTTTAGAAGGTAAAGTGCGCTTCTATGACCGGGGAGGTAGTCGTGACTGGGAAGATATTCGTATCGCTATGACTGAAATGCACCTGTTAGATGGTATCAATATCTTTTTCATTGACCCAATTACTGCATTGATTAGTCGATACAGTGCTAGTGAGGCTAACGATAAATTGAATGAGATTTGTACTGACGCTGCTGACTTTGTTAACCAGTATCCAGTAACGTTATTCTTTTACAGTCATGTTAACCCTAAACCTAAGACAGCTAAGCCGCATGAAGCAGGCGGTAAAGTACTGAGTAGCGAGTTCACCGGCTCACGAGCTATGGAAAAGTGGTTTCACTACGGTCACGGACTGAGCAGAGACAGAACAGATGATTGCCCAGAGGAAAAACGTAACATCAGTGAAGTATATATGTTGTTTGACAGGGAATATGGACAGCATTACAAAGCACAGTTTAAGTTTGAAGAGCGTACGGTAACGTACAGAGAGCTTGAACCTTACGAGATGATGGAAGAACTATGAAACGATTATACTTAGACATTGAAACAAACACGGAACACTGGTACATATGGTGCTGCTGTGTACTGTACAACGGTCAGACAATGACGTACGTCAAAGGTAACGAAGCAGAACTACAGCGTGTCATTGACCAAGCGGACGAAGTAGTAGCGCACAACGGTATCGGCTTTGACTTTCCAGTACTACAGCGTGTATGGAACGTCACAGTACCGCGTGAAAAGCAGCGTGACACTTTGATTATATCGAGACTGCTGAACCCTAACTTACCCGGCGGACACAGTTTGAAAGCATGGGGCGAAAGACTAGGTAAAGTAGAAAAGATTGAGTTCACTGACTTTGACGGTGGTTTTACTGCTGAGATGGAAGAGTACTGCCATCGTGATGTTGAACTGCTACAGCTTGTTGACCTTGACTTAGACAAGCGCATGAAGAAGTGGAAGAACCCTGCGCAGTCAATCGCTTTAGAGCACAGAGTAGCGCAGATTATCCAGCGTCAGGTAGAAAACGGTTTCATGTTAGACGAACCGCATACTGTAGCGTTACTCGGTGAAGTACAGAGTCGCATGGCAAAGATTGAAGCTGAGTTACAGGCTGTGTTTCCACCGATTGTTACCGAACGGTACAGTGAGAAGACTGGTAAACGCTTGAAGGATAACGTCGAAGTGTTTAACGTAGGTAGTAGACAGCAAATCTTTAAGCGACTTACTACGCTAGGTGCTAAGTTTGATACGTTTACCGAGAAAGGCAACGCAATCGTAGACGAAGGCACACTAAAGAGTATTGACTTACCCGAAGCTAAGCTGTGCGCTGAGTACCTTATGTTACAGAAACGTGATGGAATGATTCGTTCGTGGCTTGAGAAGCTAGGCAGTGACGGCAGAGTACATGGACAAGTAATTACTAATGGCGCAGTGACTGGTCGTATGACGCATAGTAACCCTAACATGGGACAGATTACAGGTGTGCAGTCTGAGTACGGTAAAGAGTCACGCCAATGCTGGACAGTACCTGAAGGTTACAAGTTAGTAGGCTGCGACTTATCCGGTATAGAACTACGCTGCTTAGCGCATTACATGAAAGACGAGGACTGGACTAATGAACTATTAGAAGGAGACATTCACACTACTAACCAGAAAGCCGCTGGTTTAGAGACACGTGCGCAAGCTAAGACTATGATTTATGCTACGCTGTACGGAGCAGGTGCAGCTAAGATTGGTAGTATCGTAGGCGAAGGACGTAACCGTGGTAAGCAAATCATGGAAGACTTCTACAACAATACACCAGCGTTGAAGAAGTTGAAGCAAAAGATTGAGGGCATGGCTGAACAGTACAAGTTCTTACCGGGCTTAGACGGCAGAGCATTGCAGATTCGTTCTACGCACAGCGCACTGAACACATTGTTACAAAGCTGTGGCGCAATCATTGCTAAGCAGTGGCTTGTTGAGATAGACGATGCACTGGAACAGACAGGATTACATGAACACGTTAAGCAAGTCGCAATGGTACATGATGAAGTACAGTTCGAATGTAAGGAAGAATATGCTCACCAACTAGGACAGTTACTTGTTGACCGCGCAAGCAAAGCAGGCAATACACTAGGATTCAGAGTACCTGTCGACGCTGAGTATAAAATAGGTAACAATTGGTTTGACACACACTGATATAGTATGATATAATACTATACAGTTTTAACAGCAACTTAAAAGCTGTTCTTTACTCGGTGCAATTAAGCACTATTTAGTTAACTAGGAGAAAACAACATGGCTAAACCAGTAAAATTAAAAGACGTTACAATCTATTGGGCTTTCCTGACACGCCGTAATGAAATGTCAAACAAGTATCAAGTAGATATTTCACAGCTTACACAGAAACAAGTCGAAGGTCTTAGTGCTATGGGCATCGAAATCGCTAACAAAGGCGACGACCGAGGCTTCTATGTTACTTGTAAGTCTGAATACTCTATCGATGCTTACGGTACTGACGGCTCAATGCTACGTGGCGACACAGTAGGTAACGGTTCTAAGGCTGACGTAGTTGTTACACCGTATGAATGGGCATGGAAGAACAAGAAAGGTGTATCACTTGGTGTTAACAAGCTAGTTATTACCGAGCTTCAAGAGTACGAAGGCGGTGACGATGCTATCGACATGGACGACATCGAGGAACTATAATGGCTATCGCCCTAATCGACGCAGACATTGCTGTGTATCGCGTAGGCTGGGCGTGTGAAGATGAAGATGACGAGGCTGCTGTAGCAAGGACGCTACACAGTTTCATCTGTGACGCACTAGCATTTAGCAAAGACACGGAAACGTTTGAGGCCTTTATCACAGGCGCAAGTAGTGAGAACTTTAGGCACAAGTACGCAGTTACTGAACCGTACAAAGGAAACAGAGGAGGCAATACTAAACCAAAGTGGTACGAAAGAATACGTGAGATGCTTGTTGAGAACTACGGTGCAGACGTATCAGTAGGTCAGGAAGCAGACGACTCAATCGGTATCCGCTTTGTTGAGTTAGACGGTGAAGGTGTTATCTGCAGTATTGATAAAGACTTCGACCAATTCGCAGGAGCACATTACAATCCTGTTAAGCGACTTAACTACACTGTTACACCAGAGGAAGCGCAACTTAACTTTTACTGTCAGTTTGTTGAAGGCGATAAAGTTGACAACATCATCGGCGTTAAAGGTATTGGTAAAGTTACAGCTCGTAAACTAATGGAAGGTAAGACTGAAGTTGAGATGTTTAACGTAGCTATTGAGCAGTTAGGTAGCAGAGAAAGAGCAGTAGAGAACGGATTACTTCTTTACTTACGTCATTACCCGGATGAGATATGGAGTCCACCTGATGAAACAGAAACGAAGTAGAGCTGCTGCAAAGTATCGCAGTAAGTTTGAAGAAACCATTGCGGAGTTGTTGCCTAAGTGGAACTACGAAAAAGTTAAAGTACCTTACACAGTACATCGAACATACAACGTAGACTTTGCTAAGGGTGACATCTACATAGAGGCTAAAGGCTTTTTCAGACCCGGCGATACACAGAAGTACAAAGCAATAGGTGACGCACTAAAAGGCACAGGCAAGGAACTAGTCTTTTTGCTGCAGAGTCCTAATAAAAAGGTTAGGAAAGGAGCTAAGATGACTATGGCTGATTGGTGTGAGAAGGAGGGTTTCAGATGGTTTACATTGGAGAGTATACATGAGCTTGACTTCTGAAGAAATAGCTGACAAGTTAATGCAGTTTGATGAGGTAACTCTGTTGGAGATACTTAATATATCATCTGAGGAACTTGTTGAAAGATTTACTGATAAGATTGAAGACAGACGTTCTTATTTTGAAGAGGACTTAGAGTCATGAAGATAGCAGTAATACCAGACACACAGGTAAAAGAAGACGTACCACTAGAGCATCTTCTGTACGCTGGTAAGTACATTGCTGAAAAGAAACCTGACTACATTGTACACATTGGCGACCACTGGGATATGCCTAGCCTAAGTAGCTACGATGTAGGTAAGAAATCTTTTGAAGGCAGACGTTACCACAAAGATGTTGAAGCAGGTAACATGGCGATGGACTTGTTCTTACAACCAATCAAAGCAGAGCTTGCTAAGAACGCTAGAAAGAAACGTAATAAGAAGAAGACATGGAATCCTGAGCTGCACTTTACACTTGGCAACCATGAGCAACGTATCATGAGAGCTGTAGAGAAAGACGCAATCCTTGAAGATACCATTGGTTATGACGACCTTAACTTAGAAGATTGGATTGTTCACGACTTCCTAGAACCAGTCAATATTGAAGGGGTTATGTTTAGTCACTACTTTACCAGTGGTGTTATGGGTAGACCAGTCTCTAGTGCTAAGGCACTGCTTGCTAAGAAACACATGAGCTGCATCATGG